TAACATGTTAAAAGAGAGGACACAAAAATAACTATGTGTATGTCAGCCCCTAAGATACCAACAGTTCCTACTCCGCCGCCAATGGCCGCTCCAATAGTAAATGAAGCAGCTTACGCAGAAGAGAAGGTAGCAAAAGTTGAAACAGCAGTAGATTCCGCAAAAGATGTAGCTAAAAAAGCTAAAAAATCTGGAACTACAGCATTACAAACTTCGTCAGGTTTAAACATACCTACTGTATCTGGACTAAATATAACATAATATGCAGAACTATGGCATGAGTATGTTACAACAAAGCGCTAGACAACGTTACGAATCTTTAAAACAACACCGAGAACATTTCTTAGATAGAGCGCAAGAGTGTAGTGAATTAACTATACCTTCGTTACTCCCCCCAGATGGATTTCATTCATCAACTGAACTATACAATCCCTTTCAATCCGTAGGCGCTAGAGGTGTAAACAATTTAGCTTCTAAACTATTACTATTATTATTACCACCTAATGCTCCTTTTTTTAGATTGTCTGTATCAGGTGATGCTAAAAAAGATTTAGACCAACAAAAAGAAATTAAGTCTGAAGTAGAAAAATCTTTAGCAACTATTGAAAGAGAAGTGTCAAGCAAAATTGAACAATTGGCTTTAAGAGTTAGTGTGTTTGAAGCGCTTAAACATTTAATTGTTGTAGGTAATGTATTAACTTATCTTCCAAAAAAAGGAAACATGAGAGTTTTTCCACTATCAAATTTTGTATGTAAAAGAGATGCATCAGGAAATATTTTAGAAATAATTATTAAAGAAACTATTCACCCAACATATTTAGATTCAAAAACTACAGAACAATTACAAAAACAAGAAGATTTTAAACCTGATGAACAATGTGATTTATATACTCACATTTATAAAATAGATGATAAAAAATTTTACACATGTCAAGAAGTAAAAGGAATTAAAATAGAAACTTCTATTGGTGATTATCCAATTGAATCTTTACCTTATCAAGCATTAAGAATGGTTAGAGTAGACAATGAAGATTATGGTAGAAGTTATGTTGAAGAATTTTTAGGAGATTTAAAATCTTTAGAAGGATTGTCACAAGCTTTAGTAGAATCAGCAGCAGCTTCATCTAAAGTAGTCTTTATGGTTAGACCTAATTCTGTTACTAGAAAAAAAGATTTAGCTGGCACAAGAAATGGTGATATTATTACTGGAAGTGCAGATGATGTCGCTGTCCTACAATCACAAAAACAATATGATTTACAAGTTGTTGAAAGAAGCATAACAAAATTAGAAGAAAGAATGTCTTATGCCTTTTTATTAAACACTGCTATTCAAAGAGATGCTGAAAGAGTTACAGCACAAGAAATTAGATACATGGCACAACAATTAGAAACTGCTATGGGTGGTATTTATTCTTTATTATCTCAAGAATTTCAATTACCTTTAGTTACAATTTTAATGCAAAGAATGGCGCAAGCCAAAGAAATACCTACGTTACCAAAAGGTTCTGTACAGCCTACAATTGTTACAGGTGTTGAAGCTTTAGGTCGAGGAAATGATTTACAAAAATTAAGAGAATTTGTAGCTGAGATAGGAAACTTAGCACAGATAAATCCAGCAATTGCACAAAGTATAAATGCACAGGATTTAATTAAACGTATTGCTACAGGGTTAGGTATTGATACTGAAGGACTTGTTAAGAGTGAAGAGCAATTAGCTCAAGAACAAGAAGCTCAAGCAGATGAAATGCAAAATCAACAAATGATGGGAATGGCTGAAAAAGCTGTCGCTCCTGTTATTAATGGAGCAATGAAACAACAACAAGAACAAGGATAATTAAATGGTAGATGTAGTAGAAGTAAATACAGAAGATACTGGTGCTGTAAAACCAGAAGTAAATGAGAAACAGTCCGCACAAAGTAAACCTGAAGGCTTACCTGAAAAATTCAACACAGTTGGAGATTTAGCAAAGTCTTATCAGGAATTAGAAAAGAAACTTGGTGAACAATCTCAGTCAAAAGAAGCTGAACCTATTCTTAAAGAAGAAGTTAAAGCTGACCCAAACAATTTAGACATAGCTGAACAAGCTGTTGAAACTGCTGGATTAGATATGACATCTTTACAAAAAGAATATTCAGAAAAAGGTGAATTAAATGCTAAGTCTTATGCTGCTTTAGAAAAAGCTGGTATAACAAAAGACTATGTAAATAATTATATTGCCGGACAAGAAGCTTTAGCTACAAATTCAGCTAATGAAATTAAAGCTTCTGTTGGTGGTGATGCACCCTATCAAGCAATGACTGATTGGGCATCTAACAATATGAATGAAGGTGAAAAAAAAGCTTACAACACAGCTGTTAATAGTGGAGACATGGACACAGTTAAGTTAGCAGTAAGCGCACTTAAAGGCCAATATGAAAGAGCTAATGGTGTAGAGCCTACACTTGTTGCAGGCAAAGCACAAGCATCTCAAGGTGAAGGTTATCAATCTTGGGCGCAAGTTACTGCAGCTATGTCTGACCCTAGATATGCTAAAGATAGTGCATACCAAGCTGAAGTAAAAGCAAAACTAGCTAACAGTAAGATATAATAAGAAAAAATAAAAAATTGTCGTTAGCGGGTTAATTCCCGCTTGCGATTATATAGTTGTGCATGCTATTTAGCAGGCAACTGCCAACACATATATAAATAAGCGTAGTAACCTTACCACCTGCGGGTGATAATCTGGAAGTGAAACTGAAAAGAAATATGTAGAGGCTTTCATAACAATAACAACAGTAACAAAGGAAAATAATAATATGGCAAATGCAACACCCGTAAGTCAAGGTTTAGTAAATGCATCCGGTACTGAAGACGCATTGTTTCTGAAAGTTTTTGCAGGTGAAGTTCTTACTTCATTTGACAGAGCATCAGTAACACAAGGTTCTGAAATGGTTAGAAGTATATCTTCTGGCAAATCAGCGACTTTCCCCGTAATGGGTAGAGTAGGTGCGGCTTATCATGTAGCAGGTGCAGAAATTACTGGCTCAGACGTAAACCACAACGAAAAGGTTATTACAATTAATGACCTTCTATTATCTTCTGTATTCCTATCGAATATTGAAGAAGCAAAAAACCACTGGGATGTAAGAAGTGCTTACTCTATGGAAATTGGCAGAGCGCTGGCTTTCCAAAAAGACAAACACGTACTACAAACTATTGGTCAAGCATCTCTAGCGTCAGCAAACGTTGGTGATACATCTTATGCAGCTGGAGCAACTGTCACTAATACTGGCATAGCTTCTGCAACAGCAGCAACTGCAGCTAACGCTGTGATTGATGCATTGTTTGATGCAGCTAAACAATTGGATGCAAATTTTGTACCTAAAGAAGGTAGAAAAGCATTCATTAGATTAGAAGAGTATTACAAACTAGCTAATGGTACTAATGTAGTTAACGTTGACTTTAGTGGTCAAGGTTCAATTGCAGAAGGTAAAGTAGTTAAAGTAGCTGGAATTGAATTAATTCCAACTCCTCACTTTATCAGTGGTAACATTGCAGCAGCAAATGACACAACAGCTCCTTCAGGAAAATCAGCAACTATCGCTGACCCTCAAGCAGTTAACTTAACGAACTATGTAGCGTTAGTAAGTCATCCAAGTGCAGCTGGAACAGTTAAATTAATGGACTTAGCAGTCGAATCTGAATACGACATCAGAAGACAAGGTACATTAATGGTTGCTAAATATGCTATGGGTCATGGCGTATTAAGACCAGAAGCAGCAGTAGGAATTAAAGAAGCATAATCGCTACTTTATAATATAGGACTGGCGAGTGAGGGAGACTTAGCTCGCCATTTCTAATCAAATAAAATTTTTAAATTAAAGGAAAAATGGCTACACAAATTACACCAACTACCGAGCTTCAAGCTATCAACATTATGTTGTCACACATTGGAGAAGCTCCCGTAAATGCAATTACAGGCACAACATCAGTTGATGTATCAACAGCAATTAATCTTTTAGACGAAACAAATATGTCAATTCAATCTCAAGGATGGCATTTTAATACTCACAACAATTACGCTTCTTTATCCCTTGATTCCAATGGGAAAGTTCCCCTTCCAGCAAACTGCGTTAAAGCTGACGCTACTTACAAATATTTAAATTACACAATGAGAAATGGTTATTTATATAACATGGAAACTCATACAGATATATTTACTTCCGCACCTAGTTTAGTTGATTTAGTTTTAGTGCAACAATTTTCAGATTTACCAGAATACGCCAGACAATATATTGTAGCAAAAGCTTCAAGAAGATTTGCTTCAAGATTTGTAGGTGATAAAGAAATTATAGGTTTAATTGCATCAGATGAAAATGAAGCTTTAATGGCATTTCACCAAGCTGATAGTCAAGCAGCAGATGTTAATATATTACAAGGAGATGCAAACACTTATTCTATTATTAACAGACCACCAAGAAGGACTTACTAATGGGTGGAGTAGTATCTCAGAGCATTCCTAATTTTCTGAATGGTATCTCACAACAATCCCCAACACAACGAGGTATTAATCAAGGTGAGGAACAAATTAATTTACAAAATGGTATTGTAGATGGTTTAGCTAAAAGACCCCCATTTGATTTTGTGGCTACTTTAGATGCTACAAACGTATTACCTAACACTACAAAATTTTGGTCAATTCAAAGAGATAAAGAAAATCAATTTATGTGTGCTTTTTATAATGGTGGTGTTAAAGTTTGGGATTTACAGGGAAATGCAAAAACAG